CAACGGCAAGTTCACTGAGACGTTGACTCAAGCAACTTTTGTCGAAGCTTTAATCGGTTACCTTACAGACGACAAAGTCAGTGATAGGGACATGTATATTCGAAATCGAAAACCTAAATTAGATAATTCCAAAGCGGATAAGTTGATTTTCCGTACCCTTTTCATACAAGAGAAGGATCTAGAAATAACCGACATCCTGTTGAATTATTTCAGTGCGGTTGCTGAACGTTGGCCTACCGCTTGGTTGACCGGCGGAAAGGGAGTTATTTTAAACAAAACTAACGGATTTAAGGCTCTAATGCGTTTTCTTAAGCCGGCTTATCTAAGCTTGCGCTGGAAAGGCGAAGTGGTTTCAAAATCCGATTTCCTTGATATATTTAATAAAATTGACATTGAAGAAGATGCCTTTACGGTTGATCAGTTCAAGCCTGGCACAAGCGGTGAATCAAACTTGTTCAAAACGTTCATGGCACATTCTGGGCTTGAAAAAACTCAAAAACTCTTCTGACACTGCTAACATACTGCTTGCCGTGCTTCCATACCGAGTAGTGGAAGTGCCGCAAAAACAGGAAGGCGAATCGCTCCAATCCAAAGCTGTTGATTTGCAGCTAAATGTGACCCGCTTTGCGCCCGCAACTACCTCAACAGTCTGTACTGCGCCTTCGTGAGCTGCGGCTGCTCAACGTCGAACTCGCACAGCCATCCGTCTCGTTCTAGACGCTGGGGGTGATCGGCATTTGCCTCCCACACCCGGAGGCCTCCTAGCTCGAAACGATCATCAGACATCCATTCGATATAACAGTCAACTAACCTGGCGCAGGGGAAAGTCGCGATCTGATATCCATGCAGCTCGGCACAGGCCGCATAGCGTTGCAGCGAGTTTGCGAATTCGGTTCCAACAGCGAGCTTACCCCGGCTGCTGTAGCTATCCCGCAGAGAACTACGTGGCAGTACCACGCCCTGCTTATTTGTGTTGACGATTCTGAACCCAATAGCATTCGCCGGCACGTGCAACTGGCACACCCACGTCTGCGCCACACCACGCATCTGTTGGTGTTGATCGCGCAGCTCCTCGATCCCACTCAGAACCATCGTCCAACCGGAAAATTTGACGAGTTTGGGAACCAGTAATTGTGCCAAGATTCGCTGCTGTCCTAACGGCATTAAGCGCGCGACCTTGATAGGCCGCCGACTACCAGGCGCCGTGATCTCGACAACCACGACTTCCAGGATAGATGCGCCCTCCACCACCGGCGCCGCCGCCGCTAACACCACACCATCATCCCGCCGCCGCACAACACGCGCCTTCATACATTTACCCCATTCAATACTACTGTATATTCATACAGTATATCAAAAGGGAAATCGTGTACCATAGTTTTATGTGTGGACGCCTCGATCAAAACGATATTAGCCGCCTCCTAGCGAACTTCGACTGGGTGGATGAGGTATTAAATCGCAGCGAAGCGTCCAGCCAATGGAACGTGAAGCCTGGCACCTATCGGCCTGTCGTGCACTTTGAAGATGGCAGACTAGTCGCGGACGACGTCTATTGGGGCTACCGTTCGCTGTGGGCCGCCGAGCAGGCCCCAGTGCCCCCTAAGAGAAAAATCAGCATGACGCCGAATGCCCGCAGAGAAAAGCTGCTGGGGCCTTACTGGAAACCGCTACTGCGTCGTGGGCGGGGGATCGTGTGCGCGGCTGGCTGGTACGAGTGGACCGGTCCGAAGGAACTTCGACAGCCGTGGCACATCCATCGAAAGGACCGCGAGCCACTGTTTCTGTTGGCGGTGGCGAATTTCGGTCCATACAAGGTGCGGCCGGAAGAGGCAGGCTTTGCGCTTGTGACGGCCGATGCGCTGGGTGGCATGGTCGACGTACACGACCGTCGGCCAGTGGCAGTTTCTGCTGAGGATGCGCGGAGATGGCTAGATCCGGCAACCACTGTTGAGGAGGCTGAGCACATCGCCCGTACGGCTATGCTCGATGTGGAGTTGTTTGAATGGTATCAGGTTAGCCGAGCACTTAATGTCGGAGCAGACGGCCCAGAAATGGCCCTGCCGCTCGAGAACGCATCCGACCCGAACCCGGTACAACTGGAATTATGATGGAAGGCGCTCAATTGAAAGTGAACGACGCTGGGACAGAAGAAGTAGCACCACCTGCACGTGCAGATGAGCTATATGTGATCAGCAATCTTGAGGCAGCACACCGGCAGCTTGCGACAGCGATAAGATTGTACGTGGAAGGCGGCGATATCGTGGCAGTCCACACTCTCGCCTGTGCAGCCCGTGAAATATATGAGAAACACTGTAAAGCAATCGGACAGCGACGATTCTTTGACATCTTAGCAGACTCATTTCCCGACAGAACCGAAAAGCAGATTTGGGACAGGCTTAATCTGGCAAGGAATTTTTTCAAGCATCCTGCCGGGACCGGAGACTATAACGAAACCATCGAGCTAAGCCAACGAGACAACAGGTATATGCTCTTTATCGCCGCCCACGATTGCGCCATGCTTGTCGGCGATGTCGATATGCCGGCGATTGCACGTTATTATTTCGCATGGTTTTGCTCAACTGATCCAATGTTTGCTACAGCCAACAAGCACTCCCTGCACGAGCACTTCCCGGACTTCTACCATTTGACGCCACAAGAGCAACGCCTCGCCCTGAAGGGCGTTCTTATGCACTTCAAGGCGTGGTAGCAGCTGGGCGTTTCCTGTAGCGGAACTGGATTAGAACAGGCCTACCGGATCTGCCTGCTTGTCCCAGCTGTAAATAATCAACTCCTGCCGCTCTACGGCCTTGCCACCACCGCCGACTGTATATGCAATCCCGGTCGTGTCCATTTGGAACTGCGCGAACGCCTTTCTGATGTCCGGATGGTCGTTAATGCTGAGGATCGCCTTACCCTTAATGCGCGCCATTAGCGCCGCCATCCGCTCGTATTCCGCAAACGGGAAATCGACGCCATAGCCTTCTGTTTCCCAGTATGGCGGGTCTAGGTAAAACAGTGTGTGCGGTCGGTCGTAGCGCTCGATGCACTTGTGCCAGTCCAGATTCTCGATATAGGCGCTGGCCAAGCGCAAATGGGCGGCCGACAGATTCTCCTCGATCCGGAGAAGATTGATCGGCGGCGCGGTCGTGGCCGTGCCCCAGGTCTGGCCCTGCACCTTGCCGCCGAATGCCTGCTGCTGCAGATAGAAGAAACGCGCCGCGCGCTGGATATCAGTCAGCACGTGCGGCGGCGTGTCTTGCATCCATTTGAAAACGTCGCGGCTCGACAATGCGTACTTGAACTGACGGACGAACTCCTCCAGGTGGTTCTTCACCACGCGGTATAAGTTGACCAGGTCGCCGTTGATATCGTTGATGACCTCTACGTCGGCTGGCGGGCGCATGAAATAGAGTGCGGCGCCGCCCGCGAATACTTCAACGTAGCAGCTGTGTGGCGGAAATTGAGGGATGAGACGATCAGCTAAACGACGCTTGCCGCCGATCCAAGGAATGATTGGTGTTGCCATAAGTAAACCCTATTTTTACATTTGTGCTAGACTGCCGCCGCCTCGCGCGAGGTGCAGAGCCCTGCTTGGTTCACTGCTCAACCAGTGGATTGAGGCCCGGCCGACCTGTTACAGCAGGTTTGCCGGGCGCTCTGTCTTATTTATTCGACACCTTTATTTAGCAAAGGCATCTGATGAAAAATTCTATTTTTGCCGCGTTGATGACGCTGGCCAGCTGCTGTGCCCAAGCTCAAGATGACAAGGTGCCGATGTTCTTCGACGTCCACGTCGAACTTCAAAGCATGGGTATCACCGTGTTGTCCGGTGACGTCGTTCTGCCGCGCAACCAGACGGTGACCGTTGGCGACGTCAAGGACATAACGATGCCCTATACGTGCCCAGCCAACACCACGATGACGCCGATTACGTACCAAGACGGCGGCCGTATAAAGCTGGCGGCGTGGGGGACCCCATTTGTTGCCGGCATCTACGTTAGCTACGTGGTCGCAACCTCTGACCCGGAGGAGAAGCGCATGATGGGCACGTGCGAAGTGAAATACCGCCAAATGCACATGTTCACCGGAGATACTCAATTCCCGATTCGACCAGGTGACACAATCAACATGGGCATGCCGCAAAACATAACCTTGACGCTCAAGGGCATGTCCACAACGGCGCCAGTCGACCGCCCCATCGGTAAGCTAGTTCGCACGCCGATTTGAACCACGATGTGCAGACGTCTGCACATTCCCTGCTTTAGACGATACGACCACCGACGATTGAATGGCCGCTACTGCGGCCATCTTCCAGCCAGGCAGACCGCCCACCAATCACAACGCCGGCATAGATTCCGGCACGACGCCATGCAGGGATGCCTTCCACCGTCATCGCCTCCAGCAGCACCTTGTTGGTGGTAGCCTCGTCGCAAATTTCATGGTGGTGGAACAGCCAGTCATGCACGACCGCCGCCCGATGACTGGTATCGCCGAACAGCCAGTACGCGAACGGGACGCGCGGCACGCTCGCGTAATCGGTCAGGAAACCCGCCTCGATCTCGATCTGCCGGCCGAGGACGTCCGAGTAATACCGCAGGGGCGCTGTCAAGCGCCAGATGCCACGACCGCTGCTCGCTGTATCGTCCACACATTCAACTTCCAGGGCGCTGAGAAAAGCTGCGGTCACTTTGCGCCCTCCCCGCTTACCGGCGGCGCAGATCCGGATTGCACCGCTGCGCCGACTCCCAGCACGCTATCGGACGTCACAGGTGGCGGCGCGGCCGTCGACGCCGCGACAAAGCCGGGATACACCTTCAGGATGGCAGCGATGGTTTCCGCGTTCAGTGGCGCTGTCACCGGATTGAAGCACAGCGCCTGCCAGCCCTTCAGGCGGTCAGCATTGGCGCCGTAGAGGCGCAACCAGGTCCCAATCGGGATATCGCGGCAGATAGTGCGCTCCGACGACTGGACGACCGTTTGCGCCATCCCTTCCTGCACCGCGCTTACGTTCTGCGGCACCAGCGAACAAGCGGACAAGACGGCCAGCGTGCACAGCGCCATCACCATCATCATGCTCAGGCGGGCGAACCCAGCCTGCAGGCCACTCGCCGACTCAGGGCGCATCGGCGGTGCCGGCGGCAACGCAGTCTGCCTGCCGCACACCATGACCGCCTGCTCGACCGCCACGGGCGACGGCGCCGGCACGGCCGAAGCATCAGCGACGTCTTTCATATTGCGCAGCGCCAGGCCAACGGTGCCGGTGGCCATGCCGACGTTGAACACCAGGAAGTCATGACGCAGGGTCGGATCGAAGAACGCCATCAGCGCCCACACCGCATAGCCTACAAAGCCAATCAGGACGTGCAGAATCAATTTCTCTTTATGAGACATACAAACTCCAGGACAAGAAAGAAAAAAGCCGCTGGCGGTCGCTCAGCGGCTGTTGAAGGCGATTAGCGCTGGGAATCCAGCCCAATCAGGTTGTGGCCCCGCAGCACCTGCAGGACCTTATCCAGGTATGCTGGATCGGTGGCATAGCCGGCGGCTGCGATCTGCATCGCGAACCACGCAGGCCGGGCCAGCGCCGCACTATTGCCGCACTTGGCCAGCAGCTGCCGGCCGGCGGGCGAAGTCCAATCAGGCGGCGCAAAACAGGCCGCGTAGCGCTTGTTTTTTTTCAGGAACGTCGCGTGATCCTCGACGCTAGCCTGCCAAGTCGGATACATCCGCCACTTCGCCGGCACCAAGATCGTGCGACCGGCGACGTATTCCTGGCTGGCCATCTGCCAGGCCGGGCCGGTCCAGCTCGCATCGGCTTTGATGTTGAACAGGTTTAGCGCGTTGACCGCCGGCTTCGCGGTTCCCCAGCCTGATTCCAGCGCCGCCTGGGCGACAACGAGGCTGGCTGGTATGCCGCTCACCTTGGCCGACGCGACGGCGGCCGGTGCCAGTCGGGCGATAAAGTCGTCAGGCTTCATACGAGGTGTACCCCCATCTTCGCCAAGCCGAGTGCAACAGCGACAGCCAGGCCCGTGCGCGACAGTTCCCACAGCCAGCGGTTGCGCTCTTTCAGCTCGTTCTCGATGCGGCGGGTTTCCGCTGCACCGACGTTTGTGGCCAGATCGGTGATGCGCTTGTCCAGTTGGCCAGCCACATCGTTTACCGCGCGGATCTGCTCGAAGACGCGCTTGATTGTGCGGCGGTCCTCCGCGCGCTCAGCTTCCAGCACCGCCAATTTGTGCATGTCGTCGGCCACCTGCAGCAGCGCGGACTTCACCTCGCTGAACATTTCCTTCAAAAAGCCAACTTCGGTTTCCACCCGCGCCAGGCGTTCCTGGTCAGAGTGCGAAGGGCCGTGTAAATCTCGGTGCATAACTTCCTTTCAGCAGACAAAAAAATAGCCGCCCGAAGGCGGCTGTTGGGATGAAGCGTTGTTACTGCGGGATACCCGCCAGAATCTCGTCCACCCGTTCCGGGCTTTCAAGGATGCCGGCGCCAGGGCCGGGGTCGACCGGTGCAGCGAGATAGGCGATGGCCGTGCGGACTGATACGAGGTTCGGATCTGTCGGCTTCTGCAGCTGCACCGACAGCTGATACATCGCCCAAAATTCCTGCACCATCGGATCGACCGACGCCTTGATGGCAATACGTTCCGCAGGCTTGAACGCCATGTACAGCGTCATCGGCGTCAGCAGAGGCAAAGTCTCGACTGCGCCGCCGGCATCTTCCTCGGTCTGGATCTGGCGCTGCCGGCCGGCGTCGCTCAGCATTCCCGTCTCGCAGCGCCAGGCGCCGTAATGCACATCAAATTCCGGACAGGCCGCGCCGGCATAAAAGCGGTCTTCACCGGTCACCAAGAAATACTTCATCACTGCACTCCCAACAAGATTGCGCTGTTACCAACGATGGACGCCTTTTGCCCAGGTGGCGAGCTGGCCTGGTAGTTCACGGCGAGGGGCTGTTTGAAACCGAGGCGCAGCGTCGCCACGCCCGTGTACTGCGTCGGCACGGCGGAACCCTGCGCCGCGCTCGCGGTCGCAACGCCGATGAAGGTCAGCTTCTGCAGGAAGCCGAAGAACAGCCCAACTTGTACGCCAGCCGAGCCGCAATAAGCCACCGCAAAAGTTGGAGCAGCACTATAGCCATTCAGCGTGGCAAAGCCGAAGACCATCGCGCCTGGCAGCGTAGCGCCAACCGTCGCCCCAGCAGTGCCGATGACGTTCAGGTTGGCGTCGACTCGCGTGTACACAGCAGTTGCACTCTTGTTGTAGCAGAACAGGATCGAACCGTCGCTCAGCGTCGTCTCCGTTACCGGGTTACTGGTGGTGGTGGACGTATCAAACGAAAGCGTTGTACCTACCTGCGCGCCGGCAGCGTTGAACACCCATACGTTCAAGGTCGTCGCGGAAACCGCAACCCGGAAGCCGCCCCCCGGCAAGGGAGTCAGGCTGTGTCCGTAAGTCAAACCGACGTTGGCCGAGTTGATCGTCGCGCCAGTGGCGTCGAACTTGCCGATACTGTTGCTCACAGAAACAACAAAGCCGCCATCGGTCGTGGCACACATGACCAGAGGCGCACTGTTGCCCGCCGAGTAGTTGGCCGTGGGCGATGCCCGCGCAGCCAGAGGAGACCCGGTCGCATCGTACCGCCGGAAATAGCACCGCGTATTCGTGCCGTCGTAGAGACCGAAGCCGTAGACGAACGTTCCGCCCGACAACGCTACGACGGCCATGTTGCCGTACAAGGCGACTGACTGCAGCGTGATCGCCGCGGTCATTGTCGTGTCGACCTGCACGTTTGCGATCTTGATTGCGCCAGCCGCACTGAAAATCGAGAACCGCGGCTGATAGTTTGTGCCGTTGTGGGCGCCGTACGCGTAGACGATGTCACCGCTGGCCAGCTGCGCAATTTCGATAGCAACGGTCGGGAACGAGGTCGCGGGGTTCTCGACGTTGATGATGGCGCCCTGCTGCAAGCCATTTGCATCGAACAATGCAAAGCGAGGCGTCTGGATCGCGCCGTTCAAGATCGACCACCCCACGGCGAAGCCGCCGCCGGTCAGCGCCTTCACCTTGAGCAAGCGGTTCACCGCCGATGTTCCCACCCCGTCGAGAATGGTCGGCGGCACCACCACGCTACCATCCGGCTTGTAGATCGCGTAATACAGGCTTGGGTCCGTGCGCCAGACAAACACCAGATTGCCGTTCACCAGCTTGTCCACGGACAGCGAGTTGCCCACGGCCGGCACCAGCGTCGACGCAGTCACCATAGGAATCTGTAGCGTGTTGAAAACCGGCGAAGGATTGCTCAACGGCTTGAGCGTGGAACCAGGCACGCCAGGCTCAAGGCCTGCGTAAACCAAGCCATCAGTTCCGAGCGCGAGCGGATCGCCTGCGCGCACCGCTTCGCCAGCGACAAAGGTCGTCAAAGTGGAGGCGATAGCCTGGGCGGCCGCGCCGCCCGTATTTCCGGTCAAATAACGTGGCATGAATCTCTCCTAACGGCCATGCGCGCGCCAGCTCAAGGTGGCCGCGCTGTTGAAAACGGTGATTGCTTCGCCCGCGAGAACCGCGTACGCGGTCAATTCGAGTTTGCCGCTGGCCGGGATCACCAGGTCGGGCGGCTCGATGTAATCGCTGGCCGGGATCGGCAACGGCGCGATAGCGGCGCTGGACAGGCCGAGCCGGATCGTCACTGCGTTGATCGGGTCAGTGTTGACGCCGATGATGTTGATGGTCATATCGTTGGGCACCAGTCCCAACGTCGTGTACTGCCCTGCCGGCGGCGCCGCTTTTGCTACAAAACTTGCCATCGCTTCCTCTTAAAGTTGACCAATAAAAAACATATCCGACGACAGCGCCGTGAAGTTCACCGCCAAGTTGCCGGCTCCGTCGTTGACCAGGCCGGCGCCGATGCCGAGCTTGGCCAGCGCACCGAACTGCGACGGCACGACGCTGTTGAGCAGGAACGCGTTGGCAGGCTTGTCATACGTAGCGCTGACGATGCTGTTGTTGGGCACGTCGCCCTGCTGCAGCGGCGCACCGTCGTCGCGCTGTAGCGGCACCGGGCCAGCGCCCGCGTCCAGCGTGCACGCGCCGGCATTGGCATGCGTCGCGCGGAATCGCACCTGCAGGCCGTTCGGATAGGCTGCGACCGGAGGACTCAGCGCGACAACAAAGGCGCCGGCCACGCCGGTATCGAGCGCGTAGTTGCCCGAGCGCGCCTCGATCAGGTTCTGGATCGCCAGCAGCATTTGCCCATTCGATCCTTTGACCGGCGCCAGGCCGCCGGCCGTAACGACAGCCAGAAGCTCCAGCATCATCGCGTTGAGAAACTCCGCCGGAACAACAGTCGGATCGATGCCGCCGGCAACGCTGCCGTCGGTGAAATAACCGGCCAGACCCGGCGCCGATGTCGCCGGCAACGTGGGAGAGGCACTTGGCACATCAATTTGATACATCTGTCACCTCAGTTGAAAACGAATTTAAGGAAGGCGTACGGCGGCGCCAGGCGCTGCATTTCCTGCTGCAGCAGCGCGGGACCGTATGCACCGAACGGCATCGACGGCAGCGCGTGCGCGCTGACGATCCACTCGAACATGCGCTCGACTCCGCCGACGTGCGCGCCCGTGCGGCTCTGGCCGCAGCGGAACGGCGCATTGCCCTTGACCGAAACGAAATAGCCGAGCAATGCCGCGTAGCCCGCAAAATCGCTGGCCGCTATGCCGTTGGCGCCGATCAGTCTGGCCACCACCAGCGCCTGACGCGCGGCAACCGTCGCGGCCGGCCCGGCGCTGGTCGACACCAGGCCGAGCGTCGCTTCCCATTCCGGCAGCAGCTCCGCCGCAGTCTTGGGGAACGCATCGACCAGCAGGTTGTTGGCGCGCTGGTTTTGCACCTCATAGACCTTCGTCAAGCCAGCCAGCACCTTGGCTTGCACCGAGGACACATCGCGCGGCCAGATCCGGCCGCGTGGCATCAGCGCCTGCAGCGCGCCGAGGTAGTCCGACGCGCAGTAAGAAGGAGCGGCCATGCTCAGCCCCCGAAGCTAATCGTGCCCACCACCGGCAGCTGGCCGAAGCCGCACACGATGTCGGCGGTCGGCGTCACCGTGAACGCGTTGCCGTTCACGGCCGTGGCTATGGCCGACCAGACCGCTCCGAAGGGAATCGTCCCGCCAGGGCGGCCTTGCGTAAGCAGCGTGGCCGCAATTGCGGCAGTGATGGTCGCCTGCGACGACAGGCTCAGCCCCTGAATGGTCAGGTCGACCGCATGCGGGATCGGCGCGGCGGCATACACCAGGCCGACCGCTGCCTGCACGCCGTACAACGTGTTGGCCACCACCAGTTGGTCCCCGCTGGCGACGATCCCGCGCGGTTCGGCAGCGGCGACGCCGTCCGTTCCTTGCGGGAAGCCGCCGGTGGCGGCGCGCACCTGGTCGAACATCGTGAAGATGACGACCGTGCCGATACCGAAGCCATTGGGCACGCACCAGGCGCGCGTGACACCGGGCGCCGTTTTCGCCCAGCTCTCGTAATCGGTCTGACCACCACCCTGCGGCGCCTGCTGATAGGCAGCAAGCATCCGACTACGCAAGCTGTCGCTCCCTTCCAGATCCGCGCCGCCCTTGACCTCAACGCTCACCGCGCCAGTGGACTGAATGCCCGCGATGGACTGCGACAGCGTCATTGCTGCGCCGACCGGTGTATTGCCGAATGCGCCAGCCAGACCGGCAGGATCGGCAACCGCACTCACCGGCACCGAGATCGTGCCGTCCGCAGCCACGACGGCCGCCGATGTGGCAAGGAATGCGACGCCGTCGCTGCGCGCGATGCCGGCGCCCTTCGGAATAGACTTTCCGGCGGCGCCATTAAACGTGACCGTGCCGGCCGCGCTGGTCGGGGGAGCGCGGAAAACTCCCTTGAGCGCGGCCCACCCTTCCAGGAATTCATCGGTGCACGTGAAGGGCACCGCTTGCTTGGCTATCCAGTCGAGGTAGCCGTAGTGCATGTTGGCCAGGCCAGCCTGCGCCCGGCCGGTGATGCCCAAGTTGGAGAAGCGCAGCAGCGCATCCGAGCCTTTCAGGCTGGCGGCGATGTCGCTTGCCACCGTCTCCTGCAGGCCGGACAGTGTTGGTCGTGCGTAGGGCATTTCAGCTACTCCAGTTCCAGAAAAATTGCATTGATGTCGGCCCGCCGGCCGGCTTGTGCGCGACCACGTTGGCGCCCAGCATTCCGGCCGCCGTCCACTCGACCGTTATGTCGAAACTCCCGACGACCTCGTCATCGATCAGCCACTGCAGCGCCTCCGTGATGTAGTCCTTGGCCAGGTTCAGCGTCTCGATGGTCTGCTTGGAGCGGCGCAGCAGCCACAGCCGTGAGCCAATGACAACATCGCCATCGCCCCACCAGCCGCGCGGATCACCCGAGCCGTCTGGAATGACGTCGTCCGCTCCCGCGACCCGATCACTGAACAAGCTGATGTAGACCGCCGTCACCAGATCGTTCCCGGCCTGCAGCTGCGCGCCATCGAGCGCCCAGTCGCCTATCCCCTGCTTGGGGTCCCAGATAATTGTTGTATCGCTCATTCGGATTGGTTCGGCTTGTTAGTCTTGACGCTGTCGGTGCCGGCCTTGACGCTGGCCACCGCGTGGTCGTGGCTGTTGAAGACGTCGCGCATTGCCTTCATCGACTTGCTGCCGTGGTCGGAGATGTCGCCCTGCGCGGTGACGCTTTGCGTGACCAACACGTTCTGCTGGACCGTCGCATCCTTTTTAACCAGCAGCGCGCCGTCGATCACCACGTCGCCGGTTGCGTGTACCGTGGGCGTGTCGAACGTGACGGACGGCGTGTTGTGCACCAGGATCGGTAGGCCGGCGCCATCGATGACGATGCCGCTCTGCGTGAGGTAGACCGACTGGCCCAGGTTGTCGGAGATCGACACCTCGCCCGGCTTGAGGTTGCGCATCCGATAGGTCTGATTGCCGGTGGCGATGATGACGCCGTCGCGGCGGTTTCCCCCAGCGAAAATCAGCACCGCATCTGATTCTTCGGGGGGCATCGAGTTGAAGCCGTACTCGGACAGCCTTGGGATGTCGTCAAACGTCTCGAACTGGCTGAGCCGTACTTGCTGCTTCTGCGCCGGGCCGTCGTCCGCGCCAGTCTTAATCCGGCCACGCCCGACCACCAGCAGCACCCGGCGATACACCCGCTCGATGGCGGCGTAAATCTCACTCATGCATTCTCCTATTGCTGCCCCAGCTCCGCAGGTCCCTGCTGGAGCAGGATTGGTTCAGGCGCGAACGCTTCCGGCGGCATGATGACCAGGTCGGCCGCCGTGCCCTGCCCGTCGCGTCGGTATGTCACCTCGCTGATCAACCAGGTGCGCTTGACGATCTTCAGAAACGGGATATCGATGTCGACCAGCGTGTTCGGCCTGTAGAGCTTGCCGGCGGAGTCCCGCCAGCTATCCGTAGTCAGACGTAGCTGCGCCGCGCGCCCCCAGCGCCTGCTGCACTCCCACAGCGCGCGCTGCTTCGCCACGTCCGATCCCATGTCGCCGCCTTCCGAAACAATCACCCGGCGACGATGCCGTTTGATATTCGGGTTCGTGACCGTCTCGACCGTGTTGCCGGCGTCGCCCGCGTCCTGCAGGACGTCCATCGACATTCGCACCACTAGGTATTCGGAAAACTGCTGGTCGGCGGAGAACGCGCAGGACGCGCTCGACACGTTGACGCCCTGCTGGAAGCCGCTGGCGGCCTTCTCCGTGCCCACCTGGCTCATCACCAGGTTGCCGTCCTGACCTTCGTACACCAGCAGCGCGCTGTACCGGCAGACGCGCTCGATGATCTCGAAGGCTGTTTCGCCGTTGTTGAGCACCATCAGCGGGATAGGCCCGCCGGCGTCGCCCATGCAGGTCGCGGACAGCTGATACGGCTCGCACAGCTTCTGCGCAACCCCCAGCGCACTCGATGCTGTGATCTGGCCTCCCGGCCATTCCGCCGCGCAATCCACCAGGTCCTGACAACGCCCGCGTCCAGCGGCCTGTATCGCGTGTTGCCCCTCGTTGATCGTCGGTATGAAGCGGTCAAGGTAGCCGCGCATCACCAGATCGTCGCCGAGCAGCACATCGCAGGAGTCGCCCGCGTTCACCACCGTCGACGCGCCGGCCAGCTCGCCCGCAAAGCGCTCACTCATCGTGATGTCGAACTCGTTCGGACAACGCTCGATGCCGGCGGTGACGCGGATCGAGTCCCAACCGGACAGGCGCATGCCTCCAACAACGAGGGTCAGGTCGTCTTGCATCGTTTTTCTTTCGGAAGGCCGCCGGAGCGGCCGGTTTATCGCGCCAGCGCCTTGAACGACGGCGGCATGAACGCGGGATGTATCGGGTTGGCCTCGGCCACCAGCTCGTCAGCCCGGCTGGCGTCCCTGTAGAGCCGTTGAGCCAGGAACAGTGCCGGCACCGAATGGGGCGTGGCAACCTGCACCATGCTGGCCAGGTCGGCGGCGCGTGCCGCAAGGTCCTGCACGACCGCCGTACGGACATCGTGCAGCGCTTGATAGCTGTCGTCCTGCCCTTGATCGGCCGCGATCTGCATCTCGGCTTCGACCAGCTGGGTTACCTGCTGCCGGACTGCAACGGCATCGTCGCTGGACGATGGCGTGTAGCTCGCGCTCGCCTTCGCCAGTTCGATCACGCCTGCGCGGCGAAACAGATCCGCAGTCGCGCCAGCCATCAATGCTGACGCCTGCGCGCTGGTTGCCGGCGCCACCGCGTTGACGGGGTACGCAGGCTTAGCGAGACCGCCCGGCAAGCCCGGCGCGGCGGCAGTAAGGCCCGTCAGCAGGCGCAATGCGTCCGGAGGCGACGGCGCCGCAGTAGCTACCGTGGCAACCAGGGCATGCACCGCGTCGACGTAAGCCGACAGCGCAGCGGACACCGCAGGGGGCACGCTGCTGCCTGCGGTCGACGTCTGCGCACCGGCAGTTGTCGCACCGCCACCGGAGACACTTGCGAGCGCACTGGCGGTGCTGGCCAGCTTGGTGGCCGCCACCGCTACCTTGGCGCGGTTAGCTGCGCCCTGCGCCACCAGGCTGTCGACAGTTGCGCCAGTGCCGGCGGGCCGTGTCGAATTGCTGCCGAACATGCGGCCGAACTCGCCCGGCATGGTCTGCACGAAGTGGTACAGGTTCGTCGCATCGTTGACCAGGCGCTGAGCGGCGTCTGCCCAGGTCGAGACCGCCGAGGTGGCCTGCGCCACCACCGCCAGTCCCGACTTCAGCGCGCCGGCAGCGGCGCTGATCAGGTTCGCCTTGGCCGCCGCCTTGGCCTTTTCAGCAGCACCGGCCACAGCCGACTGCGTGTCGACTGCGGAATTTGGGAAAATGCGCTTGCCCTGCTCTACGAACGAGAAGGCAAGCTCAAATACCCTGCCGCGATCCCAGCGCTCCGCGCAGCTAACGCCATCTGCCAGGCTGACGATCATGCGGCCCAGCGTAGGGTGCACCAGTTCGCCGCCCTCGACCGCCCCGACTTCCTCACAAACTTTCAGCAGCTGGTCGCGCTGCGCGATGACGTCGTCGCCGACGATGTATGCCGTGAAGGCGATACGGCGCGCGGCGCGGCCCAGGTCCTCCACCCACACCGTGTCACGGAATGGGTATTCATGGATGACGCTGCGCCGCCCGAACTTGAGCTGCCCTTCCAGTACCTTGAAGGGCACGCCTCGAAACGACGCCGGCCGCAGCTTAGAAAGCCACGATCCGGCGTCGCCACCGCCGCCAGCGCCAAAGTCGGCGGCAAGGCGGTTGGTGACGTTCTGCCCGCTCGAAACAGTGTTCGCCAGCGACTGAACGCCGCCGGTCAGTTGGTCAAAACTCATGGTGTAATCCCCGTTGGCATCGAATACGCGACCCGAACCGGCATAGACTGCCCGCCCTTCGTCTGCGCGCTGGCCGTTACGCCTGTAGGCAAGCCGTGGAGCGTCAGCGCCATCTCGACCTGTTGTGGCCCCGATTTCTGCTGCGTACCGGCACCCGCCGCGCCCAGCTGGGCGGCGACGGCCTTGTTGATCATTTCGTCGCTGTACGCCGCGCCGTTGCCCTCATGCTTGATGATGCTGGAGATCAGCGGTGCAACCGTCGCAGCGTCGTCAAGATTCAGGCGTTGCTTTGCGCCGAAGCCGGTACGCTTGACCACGTCCGAGATGTACGCACCAGTATTGTTTTCCGAAGGTGGCGCCCACTTGCCGATGATGCTCTCGATAGTGTTCAGCCCGTGGACCTGCTGCTGGGCGCGCAGGTTCTTGATCGCCGCAGCGAGGCCGGCGTCAGCCGTGGGAAACATGGCGTATCCCTTGGCGTCACGCGGCATGTCTCCCCACTGCCGCAGGTTGCCAGGGTTATTGTTCCGGACACCCAGCGGCGATGCAGCCTTTTGTGCAGACGTCTGCACTGTCGGCGCGTTTTGTACGTCCTTCTGTCCGCCTGCAGCCGGCGCGACGGCCGCCGATACCTGAACCGGTGAATTGGCCCAGCCCTCGATACCCAGAAACTTCAGCACCGACTTCGGCAGCATCGTGGCAACCGACTTCACGCCACCGATAAGCCGGTTGATCAGGCTCTTTCCGGCGTCGTACAGATCGAAGTCAAACAACCACTTCGACAGCCCGTTGAACGCATCGGCCAAAATCTTGACGGGATTAAACTCCCATAGCGCCTTGACGATCCCCTGCAGCCAGTTTTTCTGGAACGCCGCTTTGATGCCGGCGAACTTCTCGCTGAAATAGGCCGTGATGTTGTCCCAGTTCTTGTAGATCGCGTACACCGCAACGGCGACAGCCGCCGCACCAGCGATCAGCCAGCCGACCGGCGTCGCAGCGATGGCAGCACCGACGCTCGCAAACGCGACAGAAAGGCCACCAAGCAACGATCCGACCACGGGGATACCCACGGCCATGTCCGCCAGCATCGCCGTGTACAGCGCCGCATTAGTCAGCCCTTTCACGATTGCCGGCACAAGCGACGCTTCTGTTGCCGCCGCCAGCAGGCCGAAGCCACGAATCAGGACCGGCACAGACACGACGGCGAGATTGCCAATAGCCAAGCCCAGGTTGATGACGCCTGCCAACAACCCGGCATTCATGGCCAGCACGACGGCGCCGGCAGCGTTCTGCCAGCCGCCGAACTTATCCACCAGCGACTCGATGTCCGAGCAGAACTGGCGCACCTGCTCACCGATCTCTTTGAAGTCTAGGCGAGAGATCCACTGTGCCACGCCTTGCACGAACTCGGCCACCTTCGTCGAGATCAATTCGCGGTTGGCGGCGATCCACGCCGTCAGCTGCTCGATCAGAGGACCGATTATCGGCTGCAGCTTCTCTCCGATGGAGTTGCGCACGCCCTGCACGGCAATGTCCAGAAAGCTCAGCGACTCCTTGAACTTCACGGCGGCGGCCAGCGCCTCGCCACCCATGATGCCACCGAGCGACGCCACCTTGCGCTCGTATGCCTCGATGGCTTCCGGCCCCTTGCGGAGCAGCGGCAACGCTGCCTCCAGGCCAAAGGTGCGAGCGATGAGGCCCTGCACCTGTACATTCTTCGTTGCGGCGATCGCACCGGCCAGGTCGCGGAAGCCGCGCGCCGCGTCGATCGAACCGTCCTTCGTTTTGTGGATGCCCACGCCCAAGCGGTTCAGCACCACCAGCGCCTGCTGGTTGCGCCCGTACAGCGCATCCTCCATTGTGTCGCCCAGGCTTTTCAGCCCACCTTCCAGCTCCTGCGCGCCCACGCCGGCCAGCGCACCGGCACCGCGCAGCGCCTGCAGCTTGCCAGCGCCCATATCGAGCATTGAGGCAGTGCGCGAGATCTCGGAACCCATGCGACCCCACTCCGTCGCAAGCGCCGCGATCCCGGCCAGCGTTCCGCCCCCGGCAATGATCGCCAGCGGTCCCAGCAACGAGCCCAGCTGGCTGCCAAGCTGGCGGACGTTCTTGACGACGCCGCCAACGGCCACCCCGACTTTGTCGAAGCCCAGTTCCCTTGTCAGTGCGCCGGCAGCTCGACGGATGTTCGTGATCGGCTGTGTGATGCGCGCCATCCCGGCGTTGATTCGGCGCACAACAGCAGTCGCGCGATCAATCGCCGTGATCGTGATTTGAAAATTATTTGCCATCTTTAGCCGCCTCGTTCATCCGCAGAGCTTGTTGATTCCACCACTTCATTTCCGACCAGGTCAGGGACCACGCGTCACGCGGCCCCCATCCGTAGTACTTGGTCAGTTCGGCGACGACGTCTCGCCAGTTGTCGGGACGTCCTCGCTGAAGCTGCCCAAAAAATTGGATGCTTCTTTCAGGTCACGCGAGCACAGACCTTCCGCCACGGCGCGTGGAACCTTCGCCACCAGCGAAATCAGATTCAGCACAACGCCGATTTCCGTATCCGCCTTCGATGCCTTCTCCAATTCGCCGGCAGTCGGCTCGCGCAGATCCAGCGTGGTGTACACGACACCAGCGCCCTTACCGACCGTCACCGGCTTACGCAGCGTGACCGTCTTTTCGTCCTGAACTGCCACATCGGCGCCAGCGCCGTCCTGCTCGTTGTTTACCGTTTCCATCCTCAAACCTCCTCGACGCTAAAACCTTCCCACTTCACTTCAAACGTGCCCTCGGCGGTTTTCACCTCCTGGGCCTCCACGGTCCACATGTTCCGGCCCAGTACCGTCTTGCCGTTGGCCAGCTCCAGCGTGACCGTCACATTGGTCATCGCATTGAACGACTTGACGGACAGGCCGCCGGCGTCGCGCAGCGTCGCGCTGATCGAGCCCTGCTTCGGCTTCTCCGAGTAGCCGTGCACACGATCCTGACCGGTCAGCGTTTCCCGCGTCACGCCCGATGGGCTGTAACCCAGGTCGCCGGCCAGCATGTAGGTCTGGCCATCGACCGAGATAAACGCGGTACCGGCCAGCCGGTTGGTTGTATCTGCCATATCACTTCCCTATAAAAAAAGCCGCCCGAAGGCGGCATTGTTGACTGCTTGCGCTGACTGCTACTGCAGGCGGAACTGAGCCAGCAGCGCGAAGATGCGCAGCTGGTTGATCAGCGTGCCCGGCCACAGGACGTCGACGCGGTTGGGGTTCTGCGCGTTCTGCTGCACGATCAGGTTAGCCTTGAAGGCGTCACCGTTCTGCACCACGCCCTGCTGCTCCAGCGTGCGGTACTGGGCAATCAGATCCGCGCGGATCAGGTTCGGCGTCACCACGTTTGCACCGGGGCCGAAGCGCGTACCGTTAGCGGCCAGCTTCGAGCGCGCGTACTTGCTGGTGATCACGCTCTTCATCTGGCGCAGCACATACGCCAGCGTGAACAGCGTCTCAACTTCCAGATAACTGTTGTCGGCATTGCCGGCAGCGTTCTTCTGGTAGGTGGTGATCTGGTTCTCGATAGCGACTGTGCCATCGTCGCCGACCGTGAAGGTCGAGATACCGTCGTACAGCAAGGTGTTGCGGTCAGTCAGCAGGAAACGCGACTGCAGCGGTGGCGCCAGTACGCCTTGGATGACGACCGTCTGCAGCGGCTGCGCCGGATCGGCACGCACGCTGTTGGCGACCGCGCCGGCATTCGCAGCCGCCCACAGCCAGGTCGGCGTCGGGCTGTCGTACACGCCCATGATCGAGGTGTGCGCATCATTGCGCAGCAGGCCGGCCGTGGTCAACGCACCGACCGTGCCCTTCAGCGACGCGAACGCGTGGCCGTACAGCTGGGTGGACCAGCTCCAGCGACCGGTGATGTCGTTCAGGAGGGCCTGCACAGCATTCAAGCTGGTGGCATCGGTATACGGGCACACGATGAAGTCGAACGCCTGGTTCGAGAAATTGGCGAAGGCGTTCGTCAGGTTCGGCGGCGTTGCACCGCCGGTCATCTGCGTAATCGTCGCGGTCAGGCCGGTTGGCGTGACTTCGCCGCCGCGCGTGCCCAGGTAGTTCAGGCGCAGGTCGATGTCGTTGCCGCACGGTCCCTTGTTCAGCGCCGTCAGCGTGACCGTGTTGGTCGCCGCCGTCGCCGACACTGGCAGGGCCGGCGTCGCATTGATCGCAGCGGCCAGTGCCGTTGCCAGCGCGGCGGTGGTCTGCGTGGTCAGCACCGGCAGTGCAACCTTCACGCCGCCGACGTACAAGTTCAGCGTGCCGTTGGCGGTCGCGGCCGCCGTAAAGTTGATGGAGCCGACTGCGGCCGTTGCAGCCGCGTCGTCCGCCAGCGGCAGATACCAGACTTCGCCGAAGGTGTCGTTCAGACGGTATGCCTGCGTCATCAGGTGCAGCATCGAGCCGACACCGCCGACCGAGGCCGCATCGGTGACGCCTTGCGACATCACTGGCACGTTTGCCGCGCCATTGCCGGCCGCCGTCATTTGACCGATGATCAGCGCGCGCTGTGTCGACTGGCCGCTGTTGGCCTGCGAGTTATCCGTTTCGGCGTAGAACAGCGGTACGCGGACGTTGGCAGGGATATTCTTGAAGCTGATCGCCATTATTGTTCACCCTCATTGTTGGCGGCCGGAGCCGGCGCTGGCGACTCGTCCTCTGCAGGCGCTTCCGCCTCGATGACGTCGTTGTCGCGCACGCGGCGCAGCCAGTAATCGGTGTCGGGCACAAGGCGGCCCGACTCCGGCAGCAGGTCCTTGAGATCCGGGTCGCGGATGCTTAGACCCGGCGCGGGTTTCACGTACATAAAATCTCCTAGTGAGGAAAATTGATTGATAAGCCGCCTTCGTCACGACCATCAGGACCAGCACCGCGTGGCGCCGGCACCACGGCCGCTGGAAATGCTGCGCCTGGATAGGCGCCGCTGGCGTCATAAACGTTGACCAGGTCGACGTGGACATTCATGCCGTCGAGCGGTGGCGCGACAGGTTGCACCGCGTCCGGCGCGTCGTAAACCGGATCGAAGACTTCAACGACCTCGCAGCGGATCGACCACTTGGAGCCGCCGTAGTGATGCCGGCCGTCCGCGTTCACTTCTGAATCGATGTCAATGCTGAACTGCTGCGCCATAGCCACCAGCGCATGATTGGTAAGCAATGCCACCTCGACTTCGGCATCGAGCGCTTCCAGCAAGTCCTGCGCCTCAGCGCCCGTCTTGCCCAGCACCTTCGTTTCGATCTCGATCAGGATCGTGGACGTGTACGATGGCGCCCCACGGCTGAGAGGTTCTTTACTGCCCCTCGGCGCGCGAACCTGAACCGCCGGCAGGTTCGCGAGCTGCGTCGTCCAGTCGCCTGGTGATGCCACGTCCTTGGCGCTGGGGACGTTTTTCAACGCCGCCAGCACGGCAAGCCGAAGTTCACGCCGCGCGGTGATCGGCGTGCCGCTCATAGATCAGGCCCGACGTAGTTCAGGGACAAGACGATGCCGCCTTTGCCGTCTTCGTTGACGTCGCTGACGACAAACTCCTCGCCGGAACCTTTGATAAGGATGCGGTCGCCCGTCTGCGGATCGACAGGGAAGGCCGAGGCCTGGCCGCTGACGATAGGGTTGGAGGAGTTCAGCGGCGTGCCACCGGCCAGCGTCACATCCTTGTTTCCCTCGTCGTACACCAGCTCGATGTCGACCGGATCGCCACCGACCGGCGTGAACGTCACCGGTTCACCGAAGACGCCGACGCACGGGCCGATCACAACGGCGTCCCAGTCGATCACGCTGCAGCGCCGCCGATTTGAGGCGGTTGGTCGCTGCCGTCGTCGTCAGGATCGACGACGAATCCCTGCTCGTGGAGAGCCTGCGCTTCATCTGCCGGCAGTTCGATCAGGCTGCCAGGGCCTTTCAAATCGACGCCCACGTAGACGGACTTGCGCGCCGCCACCTTGACCGTGACATTGGTTTGTTCAGTTTTAGCCATTTAGAGCACCTTTGCCGACATTGCCGCGTTCGCGCGGGAGGGGATGACGATTGGGGAGGACTGCATCATCAGCATGCGCTGTGCTGGGTCTTCCTCCACCCAGGTTTTCGGCGCATACGGCAGCGCCTCGTAGTTGTGTTTCGGGTCCATGATCTGGCCGAAGGCGCGAGTGCCCGACAACTGGGCGCCGGTCATCACCAGCGAACCGTCCGGAATCATCGGCTGCTCGACGTTGTTGTCGTCAACGAACCAGTCGTTGTAGACCCACAGATCGTACTGGCCCCATTTGCCCTGGTACTGCGCGCCCAGCTGGATCTGCGCCGCTGCGTTGATCGAGTTACCGGAGTCGCTCATCTTCGGATAGATGATCGCGCCCTGCAGCGCTGGGTCCAGCTTGAAGCCGTTAAATGCACTGGTCGTGAACACGATGTCGGTCGGCGCGGCACCGGATTTCTTCAGCATCTGCTGCGCCCACGCGGAAACGTCGTTCGATGGCGATGCGTTGCCGGCAGCGATGTTCGCCGCCGTCCACAGGCCGGTGCCAGTCTTGGCCACGGTCAGCGTCGGATCGCGGCCGAAGTCAACGACCACGGTCGGATAGCCTTCGCCGGTGATGGTGACGGTTCCGTTGACGAGGGCCGACGCGGCCATCCATTCCAGACGGCGGTCGACCATATCCAGCTGATCGGTCATCTCCAGCTCGATGTTGGCCGCCTCGCGTTGGGCGCCCGTCAGCGTGCCGCCGATCTGTTCGCCGATAGCGCGGCGGACCGGCTTACGCAGGTCGGGCGCGCGCTTGTCTTTGATGTACGCCGGCTTGAACATATTGGTCTGCACACGGCGTTGCTCGACCAACTTGCCCTCGACCAAGGGGGAGACGAAAGGCGACATGCGGCGCTTGCCGATATCGACGTCGATGGAGACATACTCGGTGTCGCTCATGACGACGTTGGGGAAGAAGCGGTCCAGCAGGAATTGCTGGGAGCGCTTCAGGTTCGGCACCACGGCGATCAGCGCATTGGTGTCGAATGCAAACGAATTACCATTCAGTGGCATTGCGATTCCTTCAATGAAAGAGGATAAGAAAAATCCCGCCAGAAGCGGGATCTCATGGGCACCTGGTGATACTTAGGTCGGGTCGGTGGCGCTGACGACGTTCTTCAGGAAGATGTCCAGCGGACGCAGCGCAGTCTTCAGGGTTGCGGCCGTCCAGGTGGCGTCGAAGTTCAGCGCCGTCACGCTGAATTCGCCGGTCAGATAGACGCCCGTGGTAACGGCGCCACCGGTTGCATCCGTGGCGTCGGCCAGAACGGCGCTCGGCACCTGACTGCCGTCGGCGGCGTTTTTCACCGACAGGATGTAGTTACCGCTCGCGGTGATCTGGCCCAGCACCGAGCCGCGAGGCAGGTTGCCGGCGCCGAGCGTCACCGTATCGGTCACCAGCTTGAAGTTGCCGCCGATCAGTTGGTCGGGATTAAATACCTGCGCCACCGCGCCCGGAATCTGCGGGTTGGCGCCAATGTTGGTAGTAGGGACTGCCATACGATCCTTTCGTGGTCAAAAAACTGGATTACTTCTCGCCGCGACGGGCGCGGCCGGCGGCGATGATGGCGTCGGCCGCCGCCTGCGTCGCGTTCGGCGCCGCTGCGGCGTCGGCACTGGCGCCAACGTTCGGGACCTTGACGCCGGCCATGCGATTGCCCAGGGATTTCGGCTTAGCCGCACCAGCTGGAGCGCCGGCAGCGAACGCGCTCAACATGCCCACAGCCTGCTTCGCGCTCATGTCGGTCTCGAATGCCAGGTGCGCGGCGAAGTCAGGGCGATTCGCGGCAGCCTTGGAGCCGAAGATCGCGGCGCAGCGTGCACGCTCGCTGGCGCGTGCCGCCTTTTCTTTCTCGCTTTCGTCATCGTCGTCGGCGTCCGGATCTGGGTCCTCGTCGTCAGCTTCCTTCTTGTCGAGCTCTTCCATGCGCTCGGCGTAATCCTCGTCGGATTCGTCGTCACGCTGCTTGCGCTCGTCGTCTTTGTCGTCTTTGTCATCGGCGGCATCGTCCTGGTCGTCATCGGCGCGCGCGGCGCCAATGCCGATCAGGTGAGCGAACGAGAACGCTTTCTTTACTTTGGTGCCCTTCTTCATGCTTGATCCTTCTGTGGTTAGTTAATATCTGCGAGCAATGCCCTGAATGCCGCATCCGGCGCCATGACGCCATCCGCAAGCCCCTGCGTTACGCCCGCTGCGCCCATGTAGGTTGCAGCCTGCGTGGCCCGGACCTGCTTGGCCGGGATCTTTCGGTTACGTGCCACTGTTTCGACAAACAGTTCGCCCATGCTGTCAATCTGTGCCTTGAAGCGCGCATACGCTTCTGGCGACAGTTCGATCTCCGGGTGACCGTCCGCCTTGCTGTCGCCGTAAGTCACGAACGTGACCTTGAAGCCGGCCGCGTCCAGCGCTTTCGACCAGTCCATGTGCATCCAGATGACGCCGATGCTGCCGGTACCGCCAGTGCGCGGTACATAGATTCTGTCGGCCGCGCTGGCGATGGCGTAGGCCGCGCTGTAGGCTGCCTCATTGAGGATTGCGCGCACCGGCTTGGTGCCGCGCGCCTTGTAGATCGTGTCGACCAGGTCGAAGCAGCCAGCCACCTCGCCGCCTGGGCTGTCCACGTCCAGCACGATAGCTTTCACTTTCGGGTCGGCCAGTGCGGTCAGGAAGTTCTGGCGGATGCCGTCGTAACCGGTCATGCCGGAGTACGGCCGCAGCGTGCCGAGCTTCTGCACCAGCGTGCCGGAAACGGGCACGATGGCCGTGCCGGCGACGACGTCGTACCCGGTGCGCGGATTGTCGCCCGGCCCGTTGTAGTCGTAGTCGTCGTTCTCCATCATGCTGACGCCGCGCTGTACCTGCGCGATGCCCATGCGCTCGGCCAGCGCCGCCATGATCACCTCTGCCTTGCCAGGCGTGATCGCCAGCGGCGTGTTGAACAGGCGCTGTGCCAGGAATGGAAATTTCATAGTCAATCCTCCGATGATGATGTGCTGCTCTCCGGGGAGCCAATAGCCCACTGCGGCAGCGGAATGCCGTGATCCTTGAAGCGCTGGATCTCGATGGCGCGCTGAGCGACGTTTTCGCGCCAGTCGCTGCCACCCATTTCACCAGCTTCGTCCTCCAGCGTGGACAGCCCCGAATCCATGCCCAGCACCGCGCCCTGGCGTTCCTTCAGCGAATCGATGACGCCACGGCCCGGCCCCATCCACTTGGCTCGCGTGTAGGCGCCACGGAAGAGGTGGAAGGCAGGGGCTCCGGCCGGAAGCGGCAGATCGTCCACTTCCATCGCCTCCTCCGCGAACGCTGCGACAATCGGCTGGCCAAAGCCGATACCGAAGTCATGGCGCCGGCGTGAGAGGGTCTTCCACGCCTCCAGCAGCGCGCCGCGCGCCGACGAGTAGTTCACGTCTGACCAGTCGTTGCTCAGCTGCTGCGCTGACAGGCCGGTGGCGGCAGCAGCATTCCGCAGCACCGCCGCTTCAAACTGGCGGAAGTTCGGATTCGGCCGCGAGGCCGTCACTGCGTTGATCTTCTCGCCCGGATACAGGATCGGCAGACGAGCGTTATTAAGCTTCAAACCGGCCGACTGGTGATAGGCCACCCGGTCAGTCTGGTACGCGCCAAGGTCGTCGTCGCCCGCCAGCGCCCCCTCGACCATCGCGTGGTCGTAAGGCGATTCGATGTACGCGGCGAAGATCGCATTAATCAGTGCCGCGTCCAGCTCTGCGCCGTCGTACTTGGCCAGCATCTTCAGACGCTGCAGCACCGGCGCGAAGATTCCGGCGCCGCCTCGATGCTGGCCTGCACGCTCGGCGTCGAAGTCGTGAACGACAATCGGGCGCCCCCACTGCGTTTCGCGCTCCACGCGCTCCCACGTCGCCGATTTGGCTGCGGCAAAATAATCGCCCTGGTGCGCACGACGGAAGTGGTACGCGACCGCAGCACCGTACTCATCGACCTCCACGCCGCCGCGCATCGTCAGCGTGTCAAACTTCAGCTGGGGATTCGAGAGCCGGTCGGGGTCGACCAACTGCATCGCTGTCGCGTAGCGTGCGCGGCCAGGCGCAACCCGGTCAGGCAGCCAGTGCAGCATGGCGATTGCGTCGCCCTCTACGACCTTATGCCGGAAGCCCAGCCGAAACATCTGCGATACCGTCTGATTACGCTGGGTGTCGCAGTACTTGCCGATGTCGCCGGCCCAGGTGCGGTAGCTAGCTCCCAGCTGCTGGCTGAACTCATCGGCCCAAACGTGGTCGAAGGCTTTGATGCCGCTATGCGCCGCCAGCGCCAGATAGTCCGGCTTGAAGATCGGACGGAAGTTCGCGCCGATGACGTTGTCCAGCATGCGAGTGACCGCGCCGGAAGCCCAGCCATCGTTTCGCACCAGGTCACGGACACGCGCCACGATAGTGTCGCGGTGGACGTTGAGATCGCCGTCAGGAGAACCCAGGTAGGGATTCCATTCCGCCATGTGTTGGCCCGTGCGGTCGGCGGCGTCATACGGCACGTTGCTACCGTGCAGCATGGACGGGCGACGCGCCGCCATCGGTTTGCCCGAAGCATCGAGCAGCGTGACGGCTTCCATCAGAACCTCAGATTGATAGCGCGGCGCGGACGGGCAACGATCCCCAGTTGCGCCTGCAGAGACTGAATCAACGCCGACAGTGCCGGCAGATCGGCCTTCGTGTACGTCACCGACTTGGAGCCGTCGCCCTGCGTGTAGGCATAGGATTCGCCCTTGGCGCCGGTCGACAGATCGATGTATGCCTGCTGTGCGGCCTTCAGCGCCGCTTGCAGTGCAGACGTCTGCACCCCCGCCAGCAGGCCGCCTCTTGGATTGAATTGCATGTTTTACCCCTTGTTCAGTAATCCGGCGAGCCGGCTTCGCTTCTCCGTTGGCGCGGCAGTCTTCACCGATACGGTCGGACCTGCCTCGGTGATCTTCTTGACTGCCTGCAGTACCTGCACCATGCGCTCGGCCAACTCGCCAACAGGCAGCGGTTCGGCGACGTTTGCCTGCGTCGGCGCCGGCATGTCGAACAGGTCCGACATCGGCGGGTTGACGACGCTTTCGAGCTTCGCCCACATCTTTTCGGTATAGCGGTGCAGGTCCAGGCTGTGCGCGGCGAACACCGCGTACACGGTGCAGTCCAGCACCTCATTGCGCTGGCGCCGCTTTACCCACCGGTACTGCTCGCCCGTGGCGGTTTTTTGCAGCACACGGACCTCGGCGGTCAGCTGCTCATAAAACTCATCGGACAGGCCAGCGCCAAAGTGGACGAAGCCGGCGCCGTGCTGCTCGACCTGCAGGCGACCGTGGATCAAGTCTTTGGCCGTATCGGTGCCGACCATCCACAGCTTCACGCCGCGTTTGATTACCTGGCCACGATGGTTGACGTCCTGCAGGCTGCTGCGCCCTTTGACTGGCTGGCCTTGCCGGCTATCACCCTTGACCGCGTAAATCTTGCGGCGCGCACGCGTGCGGCAGAAGTTGTACGCCTGGTGCGTGAAGTGGCCACCGGTGTCGATGGCGGTGCATTCAATCGGTAGCAGCTGGCCACCCTCATGGCGAAACACCAGTTGCAGGTATGGATCGAGTTTCTCCTCCCAATCACGCTCGTCGGCCGGATTGGCGTCGATGATGTGGTGGTCGACCAGCCACATCTCTTCGCCGCGCCCGTGCGCCCATACAACGCACTCAAAGCGATTGCTCTGCACGTCGATGCCAGCGGTCAGCACCAGGCCGCCGCGCGGGACGGTGCGCAGCGCATATTGCTCCGCGCGCCGTTTAAGGGCGTCGGTTTCTGTCTGTTCTACTTCTTCCTGCCAGGTTTCGCCCAGCGTGGTGTTGGTGAAGGTCTTCAGTTCGCTGGTGTCGCCCGCCCGCGCCTTGTCGACCGCCGCGAGGTAGTCGCGGACGATCTGCTCCCAGGCAGCCTGCGGGCTGTATCCGGTCCAGATGAAGAACGCCACGGAACGCGGCGGCGCCACGATGTCGCCATCTTCGTTGCGGAAGCGCGAGTCACTATCGATCCATGTGCCGTCTTGCGCCACCCAACGACCACGCTGCCAAACTTTCAGGTAGTCGGCCTGCGTGTACAAGGTCGCGCAGTGCGGGCACACATGCCCGACCGTGGCCGGATTGCGGTCGACCCACTTGAAGCCGTAGCGCTTGTCCTTCCCGCCCCACGCCACCGTGTGATACTCGCCGCACGACGGGCATGGCACTTGGAAGCGGAAGCGTAGCTCGCACTGTTCCTCCCGCGCCTCGATCCGGCTAAAGCCCTTCAGCTTCGGCGTAGACCCCATCACCTCCTTCGGGAATACCGCGCCCTCGACGCGCTTGCCGGCCAGTTTGTCCGGGCTACCCTCTTTCTCGATGTCGTGGTCGAAGCCGTCCAGCTCATCCAGGATCGCGTAGTCCACCGAGATCCGGCGGTAACTGCGCGCGGCCTTGCCGCCCTTGGTGTACAGGCGCGAGCCGAGGAAGATCTTGCCGCTGAGCGTGTCGCGCTTGTCGTGGCCACGGCCTTGCGGGAACACCTCGCGCATGACCTTGACGTCGCGCAGCATGGTGTCCAACTCGGTTTTGACGAACTCGTCAGAGTCGTCATCTGTCGGTTGCCAGACAGCCTGATTGCGCCGTTTGTGGTGCGCGACGTACGCGATCAACGCCACCAGCATCTTGGTGTAGCCGACGCGCGCTGACTTCTTCACCACGACGACCTCGATGTCGTCGTTGCCGAACGCGTCCATGATGGCCGGCTGGAACGGATAGGCTTCCCAGCTGCCCTCCACGTAGGAGGATTCGGCGCTCAGGTAGAAGTGCTTAGCCGCCCATTCCGACAGGCGGATCGGTTCCGGCGCCTCAAGCGACTTCAGGCCGCTCCGTATCGCTCTCTGTATCTCGCTTAGATCCATCGGGGTCTTCCATATCGAACTGGGCCGAGGCGGCGATGTTGCGCGCCTTGGTGATTTCGGCGGTGATGATCTCGATGTCCTCGGCAGTCAGGTGTTTGCTGCGGCGCTTGATCTTTACGGGGATGGCTTCCAGGATCGCAGCGACCTTGCGGCCCATCGATGCGATGGCGATTTCCAGCAGCACAACCGGCGCGCTCTCACGCCGGGTTTCGGCGTTTTGCATTTCGATCCGTTCGGACTGGGCTCGCGCCAAGCGCGCGCGCTCGCCGGCCAGATCCAGCTCGCCGGCAGCGGCGCGGCCGGCGGCCTGTTCGCGCAGGTGCGCGCAATACTGGTGGAGCCACACCTCGCCAGACCCGCCACCGTTCAGCACGTCGCGGCGAAGTAAATCGCTGACCGCTTGCTGACTGATCCCGACCAGTTGGCCGAAAGCTGTCTGTGTCATGGGAGACTGAAGGTCCACCATACAACCCCCTTACAAAAGTTTTTGGCGTAGCGAGAGATCGCGGCGCGCAATGCCCGTGGTACAGAGCCCCCCAGGAGGGACCCGTTGCATATCTAATAGGCAGTCTCGGCCTTCGGTCAGTGCGCCGTGGCCGTTGCGCGCGCAAGGGCGCGGGTGAACTCAGCCTGAAAATTCCGGTCAATGCTGGCCTTGGCAGTGGATCGGTAGCCGAGGCGCTTCGTCGTCGACTGCGGGTCGGTGAACCGCACCAGCAGCTTGAGCGCACCCGATGTGTTGTAGCCGCGCCCCAGCTTTGAGTTGCCCCGCACCTTGCCGCTGCCGCCGCGCATGTATGGCCGTTGCCATACACCGTTGATCACCTCGCCGCTCTTGGTCTTGACGGGACCGATGAAGACATCGGCGCGCCCCTTCAATCGCGCGATAAGGTTGCGCGGCAAGTTGCCGTACTGGTTGACCGGCGACGCTTTCGGGTTCAAGACCGCGCGCCCGTTTACCTCCTGCACGTCGCCGCTTTCATACGGCGCCAGGTAGCCGGCGGCCTTATCCTTGACGTACACCACTGCCCGCAGATCGCTCTTACGCGCGGCCATGACACCAACCGCGTTCAGCGTGAACGGCGTCGGGCGATCCAGTACGCGATTGAACTGTTTCTTCTCGTCCGCCTGCACATGCTTGCCCACTGCGGTCAGGGCCATGGCTGTGGCGAACGGCAGCTGTCTTTCGATGAACGCGCCGAACTGGCGCTGTACCTGCCGCAGATTCGATTGCACCGAGATGTCCATTCGCCCCCTTGTGCAGACGTCTGCACTGCTTGAATAAAAAAGCCCGGCGGACCGGGCAAGGAAAAACATAGTTTGTATTCACAGCTACGCAGCGGGTCGAGACCGATCACAACCTTTCGCGGTTAATGGAAATGAATACATTTGAGTTATAATTTTGCAACATAAATTTACGGAGGGAATATGGCCACTGGCGCGGTAATGGAACTAATACCCGCAATCCTAAGTGCAGTGGGCGTAGGCGCCGCTATCGCGGTCAGTACTGCAATCCCCGAGCGATATCGGCCAAAGTGGCTCCCCCACTTCAATCTGAGTATATTGATTCCTGAAGTGGCACCGACATTCATTAAGCAGTTTTCAGTGCTTCAGGAACAGGTACTAACACTTCAGTCACGCCTTGTGGAGCTCAGCAAGGCTGAGCACGGTATCGTCGACGAAGAACAGGATATGGGAACCATCATAGATACGGCGATCCGTACGAAAATAAGTGGCGACGTAGACGGTCTGTCACTAGATCAGTTGTTCGCAATGCGGCGCGACGTTGAACAGGAGAGAGAGATGTCAAAGGCACGCTCTGATCTCATATTCGCAGCCGATCAAGAAATGGAGAGCGCAACGAAGATCAAGCGCTACATGCTGAACCTATTCATACTATTTAATGTTGGCCTGATGTTGAACTTTGCTCTGTACAACGTTGTTCTGCAAAAAGAACTCCCGGCGATCACGCAGCAAGTCATCTTAGGACTTTACGTGAGCATGGCGGTTTTCATTGTGTACGTCTATCGAGCTTGTAACGCTCGAGTGCTAATTCTTTTAGCTGTACAAGAGGATACAAAAAGGTATTTCGATGCGCTACGCTACCTATCCTCACGACCTTCTACTGTGCCGACGACGAACCGGGACATCGCCGTATTAAAGCTGCTTTTGATCAACCGAAGCGAACGCGAACGCGCCACACAACACCCGTACGAGCTTGTAATAAAAGGTGTCCAAAACTCTGCCATCCTTTTGAAGGGCGGAAAGGTAGAGACCAAAGAACAGGCCACCAAAACAAAACCGCAAGAAAAAAGCCCTGGTTAGATGCAGGGCTTCGGGTCATCTACAGGCGAACAGCCGCCTCCTCTAAGGAGACGCCGTTTCGGCTGTAGGCACGGGACACCCCGGCAGGCAAGTTGTAAAGCGAATGGTAGCCGCCTCGTCCACGCATTTCAAGACCCTTTGCAAATTTTTCTCCGCTTTCGCGATCACCAGCGGCACGTGTGGGCCACGAACACCACGCAGGAAGCGGCGGATTTGCGACGCTGGCCAGCGCTGGATATAAAGGCTCTTGAGTGCTTGGCGCTCGTTATAGTCGGCCAGCGTTCGCCATGCAGCCTCAACCAGCCATGCATCCAGCACATTCGCCGACACCAGTGGACTGAGCGGCTTGTGTTTTTCGTCCAGAAGCTCCTGTGCCGGCGGCGCTTCGCTGGTGCGCAAATGAACGTAAAGCTTCGCCCAGCCTGCGCAATATTGTGAGGCTGCCCCAGCCGTCACCGGACCATGCACGACCTTGCGCCAGTTATCCATTCGGGCTAGGAATTCCTGACGCGCTGGCGCATCCACGTTAGCGTGGCGCTCCACGGATTGCTTCTGCACCGGACGCGCTGCCGTCACCACTTCAGCGAACGAAATGCCATCCACTTTAATTTCTACACCCATGACCAACCTCTCCTAGTTTTGCCCGTATTTTCATCACCGCCAATACCACCAACATTACCCCCCACACCGGAGAGCCTGATTTTTCCTAGCTTTATTGACTGTATTGACAGTATTGATACCTAAATCAGAATTGCTTAAAAAAATATGTCGCCGCTTTTTGTTTCATGCTGTGTCCGGCGCTCTACGTGCGCGTGGGCTTCAAAATATCCGCCAATACCGTCAACACTCCCCACAAACCTAGTATCCATGCGGGTTTCCGATGTGGAGGGTTAGGCCGCGTATGGAGGGTTAGTCTCCACATCACCGACATAATCCCGTCGACGGTATTTCTGAAACGCTTGCTCAAACGATGCACAGGCATCCTCTGCCCAGTCACGAATGGTCGGCTTTCCTGCTGGCTGCTCGCCAACGAGGAAGACGGTGCGCTGCTTCACCACGTGGCCGTACTCATACTTGACCGCGTGCTTTCTCAGGGCCTGGCCGGCATACCGCTCGACTTGGGGGCTGAACGTGGTCATTGTCGTGTACCGCGATTCCCCCGACCGGCCGCACCACACTTGGAACGCGTCATATAGTTGTTGAACGCCCACCGTGTGGAAAGGCAGTGGCAGCAAGCCGTTAGCCCATTCGCGGTAGAAGCGCTCGGCCGGCGCCAGGCTTTTCTCGATCAGACGGTCTTTCGCATCGTTGTAGATCGGCTTCGTGTGCTCGTTGAAATCTCCCATGTCCAGCTCGTGCATCAGGTAGTGATAGAACGCCTCGATGCCGCCGTCCGCAATCTCCTGCGCCACCGCCACGTAGAATTCACGGTCCAGCGCCGGTGGCGTCCAGATCACCAGGTAACGCCGGTCCGTCTTATCCAGCGCAAGGGGCACCAGCTCGTTCGACAGGAACACGAAGTTCATCTGGTTGCGTTCGCTGTGTTCCGGCAATCCTTTTGGGTTGATGATCACCGAGTCACCGGAGATCAGATACTTCAGCTTGCCCTTCATCTGCTTCAGCTCGGCACGCGTAACTACCTCGTCGGCCACCATGAACAGCTTCATGCTGGCCCAGTCGTTGAAGTTCGCCTCCAGTTGCGCATTACCGATCACATAGCCGTACTCACCGTAAATCGCCTTGACTACCTTCTCGAAGAAGAAGTTCTTACCGGAACCCTCGTCGCCGTGCATGATGATGGAGGTTTCCATCTTGGCGCCGGGGTTGCGAAGCGGATAAGCCAGCCAACGCGCGATCCATTCGTACATCTCGTCGTTGCCGTCCACCAGGTGCATTAGCAGCGTTTGAATTTTCAGGCAGCTGCCCTTCTTCGGCGTCATCTTCCAGCCACTGAACAGGTTCAACGTCGCCGTGGGACCGCTCGCCGCAGGGCTTGGCGTCTCCTTCGGATCGAAGACGATGTTCTTCTTCAGCACCCACTTACGGGCCTCGCCGCTCCAGAACTTCATCACGTCGGAGTTCTGCACAATGGTGCGCATCGCAGACAGCTTCATCAGCATGCGTTGCCGGCAGTCCCACACTAGGTCCTCGCCATAGATCAGGACGAAGTTGTCGAGCACGTCTTCCACCTGGCGCCAGTGGTCTGCGCCGTAGACTTTCTTCGGCTTATCCTTGCGGCCCTTCTCCCCCTCCGCCCCTGGGAAAAGCGATGCGCTTTCGCCGTAGGGAAGCTCCTCGAACTCGATATGCTCCGGAAGATCAACGTCATGGCCGCCCGCTATCAGCGATTCAATCGCGGCGTCGAAATCGCCCTGCGACGCATCGGCTGCTACTTTCAAATCGGGGGCCTCTGCTCCCTCTGGTCCTAACCCTTCCCCTTGCGGAGCTTGCTCCGCGCTGGATACCGCCGCCGCCCCCCCTCCGGGAGGAGGGGGGGACGGACCGGACGTAGGTGCATTGGTCTCGCTCGCGCGAGGGGGGCGGGGGGAACTGGCCTTGACAGGCGCTGGCAGGATCGAGCGCGGAGGTTTCCAGCCGCAATCGATGCCCAGCTTGAAAATCGTTGCTTCGGTGATGCGCACACCGTCTTGGAACGACGCCCAACGGCGCTTGCATTCGTCTGGCCCGCCGTAGTTCGCGGCCTTTGAAGACCAGTAATCCCACAGACCGAATCCATCGTTGCCCAGCGCGGAGAACAGCCCCATACCGACGCGAATCCATACGTCATGGCTGTCAGCAGGAATGAACGACAACGCCTGCTCTAAGCGCGCGCGGTCGCCTACGGCGCCTGGGGGAAGGGGGGCGCCGGGCTTGGCGAGCGAGCCAGCAGCAGGACCGTTCGATTTCACCAAGGTACGCAGACGGGCCAGCTCGGCAGCGGCGATAGGATTAATCGTCACCGGGCTATTCGCGTATTGGCGGCCGGTGAACGTGAAATACTGGCGGCCGGCGAACACCTCCAGGCCGATCTTGTTCGACTTGAACGTTTCAGTCTCGCCGGACACGATGATGTGGACGCCGGTACCAGACGGCGAATACTCCGTATAGGAGTCGCAGCCCGCGATGGCGTCCTGCGCCAGCTGGCTCACTTCTCCGGTTTCAGCATCGATGCATTTGTCGATATCGACGCCGATCAGGCCGTCACCAGGAAGGAACGCGAAGCCGATACCGGTGTACCGTGTGTCCGCGCGCTCCAATAACGCGAGGGCGCGGTCGAGCGTGACGAGACGCTTGCGGTCAGAATCGTCACCCTGTGTGCCGAAGCGCTTCGATCCGTTGATGTAGTACGGGACCTTCAGCGGCTTTTTATCGGCGCCCTTCGGGTTCTCCTCGAATCGCCAGACAAGCCATTGCGGCCGCTGACGCAGCTCTTGTGGAATAGCTTCAAATTGAGACATCAGGCGCGACCGCTCCAGTATTCGATACGCTGGCCACCCATTACAGACGGGATCGAGCGAAATTCGTCGCCCTCCGGGCGCTGGGGGCGCGGGGGAAAGTGTTTTGCCGTATTGAGGGGGCGCATAGGTGGAACGTAGCGCGGTCCGGGCAGTTGACCGACATAGCCCTCGTCGCCATCAATCTTGATGCCCAGGTACTTACGTCCGGCATTGGTGATTGCCACTTGATCGTTCACGGCGACGACCAGGTCGCAACGAGTCAAGCGGGCCAGGATGTCGGAGCGAAACAGTGCGATGCGGCCCTTCCAATTGCGGACACTCATCAAGGTCTGTACTGAAGCCTCGCCGCCGATATTGTTCAGAGCGGTCAAGAACAGGTGCGGCGAGCTGCCGCGACGAGGGAGTTCAAAGTTAGCCACGCCGCACCTCCGCCGCTTGGACCTTAACCTCACCTGTGTCACGGCTGTACAGGCTGAACATCAAGGCCTGCAACTGCGCGACGGTGCGATGAAGCTCTGCGCCATGTTCCTGAATGTCAGTGCGCTCGGCCGAGTCGATAACGCCGTCATCGATGGCCGCCATGAAGAGCTTGAAGTGCTCGCCCAGCTGGGAATACATCTGATTGAACATCACATGCACCGAGTCATGCGCCAAGTTCCCGATTTCTGGCAGACGCTGGAAAGTGCCGGCGCTGGCCGCCGCAACCGCTTCGGCGAAGTGCGTGGTGCCGGATAGTTCCTGCAGCGCGAGCTTGTCAGTGGTCGTCAGGCTTTGGCCTTTCGTTTCATACACCCGGTTGCGTAGGGCATTCTCGGTCATGCCCAGATGCGCTGCCGCGACGGTCCACCCGCCATTGACCGCGCTCACCATCCTAATAACTGCTTTGCGGAGATCCATACAATTTCCTAAAAATTATGGTTTTTATATTCGTTCGCCGGCACTACACTTCCATCGGTGTTGAACTTGGCCGGATACACCGTTTTCAGATACATCAAACGAGCCTTCGGAATCCCGTGCTTTCGCCAGTACGAGACACTCGGCGGCTCAATCTCAAACATTCGTGCCACCTCGCCCGTCCCGCCGAGGTCGTCTATCAACCGCGAATGATCCGTATGCATGTGTTCACCCTTCAAAAAAGAGATCGAAAATTAGATTAATCTAAATTTTACTACAAGGAAAAATTTAGCGAAATCTAATTTTAGATAGATTAGGATGATCTAATGAAATGGTATGAACGACTCAGCCAGGCTCGGCAAGCCAAAGGCTTTAAAAAGGCACACTTTGCTAAGGCAATTGGAGTGCAGCCGCCCACGATCACCGAGTGGGAACGCGGAGATACCGTTGCTCCGTCTGCAGCCAACGTGATGAAGATATGCCAAGTGTTGAACATCACGCCCGAATGGCTGATGTCAGGCCCTACTGGGGCAGAAGGTGGTATTGCTTCCAAAACATATTTCGGCCACAACGCGCAGATCGCCGAAGCTGTGGAGCTAATGGAACGAATGGAACCATACGAACTGGCCCAGGTCATCGGAATCATCAACACCCTTGCCAACACGCGCCGCCCCGATACGGGCAGTCAGACGTAAAAAAGCCCGCAATCGCGGGCTTTTGTTATTTGGGCACTCCTGCCGACGTGAATTTTCGGCTGAAGTCGAGGATAGTTTTTACTCGGTCTGATTCTCGCTGCTCCTCAGTAAGAAGAACTGCCAACTCCTGAACACTATCAGCCAGGAACTCAATCACACTCAAGTTGTTGCGGGCCACTCGAACCTGCACCACCTCTTCGGCCTCGACCGTTCGCGCCAGGCGGAGCAAGATCTCGGTGTTCATCGAGCGCCCTTCCCTATTGCTACTGTCTTCAATAACCGCGTGCAGCCCCTCCGTCAGACGCAGTGTGAACTTGTGATCTGACCTATCGGCAACTGGGGTTTGTTCTTTTTCTGTCATTTCCCCAGCATACAAGGCTTGATCTTTACACGAAATGGCGTCACGGTGACGCTATCTGCTACAGTATACCCTTCCCTTTTAGCAATAACATTTGCAACAAAGCAATTTGATCGAAATTGCCTGATACTTGTCGTGCCCTCTAAGTCTCAGAAGAAGGCTGGGGCCAGGCCGGACGTACGTAGGCCTGAGTAAAACTGATACCAAAACTGTAAAGGATGTACGAAGTGAGAAACACGAATTCACCGACAGATCTCCCCTTTGTTGGTCGCACAAAAAGAAAGAAATCGTTGTCGTTCTGGATGGTCCCCCCTGCCATGGATTTTTCCAACGGTACTGTGATCGGAGCAAAGATGGCGACCGAGTACTTGAACTATTTGCAGGATGCGGTCGAATCGCCACAGGTCTTTGCGCAGATAGTTCTCGACATGGTCGATGGCGCACTGCCGGAGGGAGTCCACGGCCAGTTAGTGGGATTTCTCAGCACCATCGAGCAACGCCTTGTCGTAAAAACCACTAAAAAGCGTGGCTAAATCTAATAAGTCTGCGAATTTAACAACGTCTTTTGGTGATAATTGGAGAGAATCTTGGTATTCGATCCACCTTTAAATTAGATTAGTCTAATTTTTCTTGACCACAACATTAGATTTATCTAATATCCGGTTGTTATCTCAACAGCGCGGAGTGGATCATGATTTCACCTTGCATCACCCAGCAGTACGCCACTGGTCGCAGCACCTTGGTGCGGGTCATCAGAATTAACGATGACCCGTTTGCAGGACTCAAGGGGCACGACTACATCAAAGCCCGTAACCTTAATCCGCCGGTAAAGCGTGTGCAGACGTCTGCACACAACGACAACGAGGTCTGCAAATGATCCTCGTTCAATCCCCGCGCCTGACGCTCGCCGATGGCACGTACCACGATATTGCTACAGCGCTCACTGCCTCGTTCGAGACGCTCGCTGCCGCCGCCGGCAACGCTGTCGAACTGCTAGCGGCAGCCGGCTTTGCCGGCATGACAGGCGATACCGCCGACGATCTGCGCCTCGCCATCGCTCGCCAGCAGCATGTGCTGTCCGAGTTCTGCGTCAAGGTGCGCACCACTGCGGATACCACCGTGTACACAGCCCAGGCTGAGACGGCCTACCAAGCGTACGAGGAGGCGGCGACAAGGCAAGGCGACACGCCGTGCGGCATTTCCGTGCGGCCGGCCGAACCCGATTTGGCATCCCTGTCCGCCGCGCACCGCACCTTGCGCATTGCCGGCTCGCTCGACAGCGCCCTCAAGAATCCAACCCTAAGCGTAGCCCTGCACTCCTACGCACGCAAACACCCGCGCCGTGCCGCTGCCGACTACAAGCAGCTGGCCGCGAACGACATCGATTGAACGGAATCACATACATGACCAATGCACTGACCACCTTGCCAGCTCCAACCGTCCCGGAGGCCGCCGAAAAGCGAATCGTTGTGGACGAAGTCGTCTTTGAAGATGGTAGCCGCTTCGGCAACTACAACCTGGTGCACATCCGTATCTCCCGCACCAACCGTAAGCGCTTCAACCAGGCAAAGCTGAGCGAGCTTGCGGCAAGCATCCTGTCCAAAGGACTTGCCCAGCCTATCCTGATTCGGCCAGTTAAGCCTACCGCCGACGAGCCGCAGTCGTTCGAGATCGTCGCCGGCGAGCGTCGCTTCCGCGCCTCCATCATTGCCGGCCTGTCGGTTATTCCCGCCTTCTGCCGCAACCTGAGCGATCAAGAGGCGCTTGAGCTGCAGATCCTGGAGAACCTGCAGCGCGACAATCCGCATCCGCTTGAAGAGGCAGAAGGCTATGAGCGCCTGTTGATGAAGCACGGCTACACGGCCGACCAGCTGGTCGACAAGCTCAACAAGAGCCGAAGCTATGTCTACGGTCGCCTGAAGCTGTGCGCCTTGAATCTCGAAGTGCGCGAACTGTTCCTCGACAACGAGGAACACCTGCAGGCGTCGACCGCGCTACTGATCGCCCGCATTCCGCTGGCCAAACTGCAGACGAAAGCGCTGAACGAAATCCTGCGTCCCAACGGCCGCGTGGATGATGAGCCGATGTCGTACCGCAAGGCGAAGGAATGGCTGCAGCAGAACTACATGCTGGATCTGCGCAAAGCCATATTCATGACGGACGATGCAAAGCTCGTCAAGACCGCCGGCAACTGCAACAAATGCCCAAAGCGTGCCGGCAATCAACCCGAAGTATTTGAAGGCGTGGATGCAAACGTCTGCACCGATCCTGAATGCTTCAAGGAGAAGACTGCCGCACACTACGACAAGCTGTACGCGGAGGCGCTGAAGCAAAAAATCCCGGTACATGAGGGCCAGGAAGCGTACAACACGTGGAGCGAGATCTACCGTGCCGGGAGTGACCTGGTATGTGATGAAACGCCTTTGTACACGTTCGAGCGCGTGGCTCCGCATACCGGCTTATCTGGCACTTTGGCTACCCGCCTGAAGCGCGAACAGCTGCCGCAAGTCGCTGCCTATACTCGCAGCGAGAAGGGCATCATGCAGCCGCTGTATATACGCGCGGTCGCACAGTCCGCCCTGGAACAAGCCGGCGCGTGCGAGACGGCCGAGGTGCGCGAAGCACGCACGCAAAGCGAGCAAAAAGACCTGGTCAAAGAGTCGCCGAAGAAAAAAGCGAAGGAAGCTGCGCAGCATGCCGCCGAAGCGAGCAAACAAGAGCGCGCAGAAGAAATCACCAGCAAGCGCGTCGCCCTTTACCGGAAAGTGCGCAGCTCGACACAGACCGGCTTTAGCTTGGAAATGATCCGCGAAGTGGCGAAGCTGCTTGTCCGGGAAAAACCGCTGCCTGACGATCTTCTCGATGACCTGTACACGTTTGAAGACCGCAGCGATGACGGAATTTGCGCCTATATCGACCAGGCAGAATTCGCGCAGATCGAACTGCTGATGCTCGACCTGATGATGGGCGAACACCTGAGCGTCGAACACTGGGAGGTTGACCGCGCTGATGACAGCTACGGCGTCGACGCGCTTAATGCAATGGCAAAACTAGAGCGCATCGACCCTGGCCAAGATCACCGTCAGGCAGCCCAGGCGCCGGCAGAACCTGCGCTCGCACCGTCAGCTGATGCAGCCCCACCGGCCGCCAAAGTCGCACGGCCAAAGCTGCAGCTCAAGGCCAAACCTGTCGACATCGAGCCAGTGCCAGTAGCCGACGCCGGCCCGGTCATCAAGGTGAAGAAGCACCGCACTGTCGAATTGAAGCCAGCAAGCGCTTGGCCATTCCCAACCCAATCAAACTAACCGCACAAGGAGATCAAGATAATGGACCGTAATATCATCGCAATCCACCGTGCGTACGCAGACCACGAAGAAGCCGCCGCCGCTGCCTGCTATGACGCGGCGCACCAGGCCGGACACACCGAGGAGCATGCCGACCAATGCGACGATGGCTCGCATGCTTGCCCCGCTTGCCCGTTCTCGCAACCTAACCAGGTGAAGCAATGAGCATGTTTCTTGACGCGGACGAGGTCAGGGACCTGACGAACCGCATACAACGCCAGGCACAGGCCAAAATGCTGCGAAGCTTGGGAATCACATTCAAAGTGCGTGCCGATGGCAGCGCCCTAGTGCTGCGCTCGCACGTTGAGAAGGAACTCGGCGGCGGCGCACCAGCTGCAGCACGCACCCGCGAATTCACGCCGAACTGGGGAGCTGCGAATGCCTAGGAAGCGGAACAAAGAGAACGCCGGCTTGCCATCGCGCTGGAAGCACGCACACGGCGCGTACTACTATCAAGTGCCGCCAGGCATGGAGAGCCGCTGGGATGGCAAAAAGCTGTTCCGACTTGGTGCGACGCTACCGGAGGCCTACGCCGAGTGGGCCAAGCGCCTGGAGGTGGTCGACGCCGCGAAGTCGATAGGCGCCCTGCTTGACCGCTATGCTCTTGAAGTTGTGCCGACCAAGTCGCCGCGCACCCGCGTAGAAAACCTCCGCGCAATCAAGAATCTAAAGGCCGTGTTCGGCGCAGCGCCGCTGACCTGGTTACGGCCGCAGCACGTCTACCAGTACGTCGACACGCGCAAGGCTAAGAAGATCGCCGCACATCGGGCCGTCGACGTCTTATCTCACGCATTCACAAAATGCGTGGAATGGGGCCTGATCGACCGCCACCCGTTTAAGGGCGAAGTGCGCCTCAGCGGAGAGGAGTCCCGCTCGCGCTACGTAGAGGACTGGGAGTTGATCGAGGTACTGGCGCTGCCGAGTAAGCGTAAGAAGGGCAGCGTGCTGATGATGCAGGCTTACATCCGCCTCAAGCTACTCACCGGCATGGCGCGCAGCGATCTGCTGCGCCTAGAGCCGGACGTCCATTTCAAGGATGACGGAATCCACATCACGCGCCACAAGACCGCCGGCAAGACAGGCAAGTCTACGATCTACGAATGGAACGACGACCTGCGAGCTGCTGTCGCGGCTGCCATCGCGGTGCGCTCGGCCGCCAGCTCGGCGCTGTTGTTCTGCACCCGCGACGGCAGCAGCTATATTGACGAAGTGAAAGAAACCGCATCCGGCTGGGATTCGATGTGGCAGCGGTTTATGGTGCGGATCATGCAAGAAACGAAGCTTGAAGACCGCTTCACAGAACACGACCTACGCGCCAAGTGCGCCAGCGATGCCGAGTCACTAGAGCATGCGCGCGCCCTGCTTTCCCACGTCGACAGCCGTGTTACCGACCGCATCTATCGTCGCAAACCGGAGCGCGTTCAACCGGCCAAAATCACGTTTGAATAGTACAGCGACGTTTGAATAGTACGATGCCTATTTATTGAGCATTATACTTAGCTTGCAACTCATTGATTATAAATAAGAATTTGGCCTGCCCAGCAGGAATCGAACCTGCGACCCTCAGCTTAGAAGGCTGATGCTCTATCCAACTGAGCTATGGGCAGATATGTCGCGACGAGAATACGTCGCTGAAATGAAAAACGGGCTGTCCTG